CTCTACTTGGGAGATGGGAACACCAGCCATGTATCTCAAATCCAACACGCAGTCTACTGGAACGGGTCGCAGGGCTACTCTTTCAGTGACTGATGCATATGGCGGAAGCGAAACGATGTTCGGGGAGGACAGATGGGGATTATCATCGGGCGGATACACTTATAGAGCAATTGCTCTCAATAAGCCTGACAGGTCTGAAGAGCAGTATGTCCAGATAAGGTCATACCCTAATTCGTTCCAGATTTATTCTCCCACATACTACCCTGTCGATGGGAGCGGAAACCCTAGACCCCCTGCGGCTGATATGCTCATGACTAGTGGCAACATAGCCGTTGACCCCAGAATCGTTCACACCACTGGAAACGAGACTATCGCTGGCGATAAGACCCTAACTGGTATGCCAGTAGTGTCTGCATCCCAATCGACAGTCGAGATGGCAAGCACGACCTCAGCATCGACCACAGGATGGAAGAGTGTGGTCAATCACAGAGACCAAGGCTCTCTGCTTGCGAACTCCATCGTGATGGTCAACTCGAACAACAACTGCATGGAGACAAGGGTATACAAGCCCGATAGAAGCGGCTACAACTGGATTCGTCACAACGTCTATTCCGACCATGAGGAACTGCTCATGCAGCCGTACTATCCTGTCGATGGCAGCGGAAACCCTCAGCCTCTGACCGCTGGTGCGCTGGTCTCAAGCGGAAACGTTGCAGTAGACCCAAGAATCGTTCATACCACTGGGAATGAGACTATTGCTGGTGCTAAGACATTCTCTAAACCTACTTCTCTTGCTATACACGAATCCCTGTCGAACAACGCATGGGGATGGCGCAAGATGCTGGTGTCTCCGACATTCTCGAACCAGAACGACGTGAACATAGCCATCTTCGAGTTGACAGACAATACTGGACACCATGCGAGATTCCAACTTACAGGGAGGAGTGCATCGCTGATAGCGTTGAAGATAGTATTTGGAGATTATCTTACGAACAATATCAAAGTCAGTAGGGATTCCAATGGCGAGATTACCATATGGAGTAGAGCCTACAGGGTAATAGCGACCTTGTTATACGAGGTTCACGCTGGCTCTAATACTGTGACGTTTACGGATAGTGGAACAACGGCTTTGTTTGACGAGCCTACTACAGACACGTACGCACAGGTGATTCAGCCAAACTGAGGTGAAAAGACATGAAAGCATTGATAAAACAGAAGCCTGAGAGCCAGAAAGAAGTCTTCTTCGAGACGGACTGGCTTCCATGGATGGACAGCGAGACGGGCGCACCCTTGAACTCCGAGCCTTACGGCTACGGACTCTGCGAGGATGCGCAGAGCGACAACCCCGATGACTACGTGCTGACCAGACACATCAGCACGGACGAGTATGGGGATGAAATCGTCACTCTGACCGCTGAACTCAAGGACGGCTGGAAGATCGGAGAGTGAGCCAGATGTGGAAGCCGTTCACACCGTTCTCTGTGCCGATGCAAGTCCTCACGACCACTACGACCAAGGTCAATGGGGTCATAGTCAAGCAACGTGTTGAGGGGAGGAGATTCCTCGGCAGCGTTAGGACTTTCGGAGGCTCGGAGAACGTTGTGGACGGCATGACGGTAGTCGAGGACACGGCTACCGTCAACTGCTGGTACAGTCCGGACATCGTGTCCGGCATAGCCGTAAGGATGCTTACGGACGGTAGCGAGTGGGAGATTCTCGGAACGCCTGAGAACGTGGAGATGCGTAACCAGTGGCTGGTCTTCAAGATTCGCAGAATCAAGGGAGGAGCGTGAGATGGCTAAGCGTAGGAGACAGGTCGCATTCTCTTTCGACTTCTCGCCAGCCATCGAGATGGTGGACGGTCTCGCCAAGATGACCGATAGGGAGATCGAAACCGCAATGGGCAAAGCCTACGACAGAGCGATGAAAATCCCTCTCCAGACCATGCAAGAGTGGTTCGAGTACGTCCACCACAGGAGCGGTCGCACCATCGGTGCTTGGCACGATGGAGAGACCAAGCGTGTCGGAGACATCATCCTCTACCAGTACGGCTATGACAAGAGAAAGGGCGGTCTCAACGCCATCTTCTTCGAGTACGGCACACCGAGAATCAGACCCGAATTCGTCATGTACTACAGCATGAAGAACCATTACGACTTGGCGATGGACATAATCGAGGAGACCCTGTGGGCGGAAGTGGGAAAGGTTCTTAAGAACAAGAACGGTCAGAGGACTCTGGAGAGTTATCTATGACTTGGACTGCTCTTGAGGGAGTTCTTGAGGCATCCGGCTATCCGTATGCGAGGCAAGGGTCGTATGCGGAATCGGAGGAACTTCCTCCCACTTTCCTAACGTTCTGGAACATCGATGTGCCATCGGACAGTTTCTACGATGACGATGCGCATCGCAGAATCTGGAGATGGCAAATCTACCTGTACACGAAAGACCCAAGGCTGCTCTATTCCGTCTTGGACGATGTGCTGGCTGATGCCAAGAGCAGAGGCTTCGTCATCGAGGTCAATGCTCGTGACATCGAGACGGACACACCGGACTATGTCGGCAGAACTGCACGCATTTTATATTCAGAAACCCTTTATGAGTAAATCGAGGTATTGAAATGGCAATCACCGAGTACAGAGGGGTACGTGACCTGTATTATGCGCCTGTCACCGAGGACAGCGAGAATGCCTACGTCACCGGAACTCCCAAGAAGTTGGCTGGTGTGGCTACCGTCTCCAAGACCACCACATCCAGCGCAGAGGCACACTACTACGACAACGTTCCGGCAGTCGTGATCTCCACCAGCGGTGCTGACGAGGTCACGCTTACCGTCTCCGCTATACCCATCGATGTTCTGGCTGAGATCACCGGGCAGACCTACGACTCGACTCATGGTGCGATAATCGAGGGAACTCGCCAGCACCAAGAGTTCGCCATCGGCTACGTGACCAAGAAGACGGACGGAACTGAGATGTACGTTTGGAGGCTCAAAGGAGTGTTCAACATCCCCGACCAGACCTCCAACACCGAGGATGACGGCACTGATGCTGAGGGTCAAGAGGTCACTTACACCGGAGTCCAGACCACCCACAAGTTCACCGTCACCGGCAAGGGAGCAAAGGCTCTCGCAGTCGATGACGGTCTCGCACTGGCTCAGACCTCTAATTGGTTCTCAGCGGTCGTGACTCCCGACACCATCACTACCAGAGCGTGATTCCAAATGATTTACACGCTGCGTGTCTACAAGGGCAAGGATGTGGAGAAGACCTACAAGATTGAGGACACTTTCATCACATCCGGTGTCTGCATGGACGTTTTCCGTGTGGTTGATGTCGATACCCTCGTAAGAGCCGGTAGCGACAGTGGGATGGCAATCGAGATGGCACGCAGCGTGATTCGTGCTTTCATGGACTTCTATCCCATCGTCAAGGAGATTTTCCCCGACATCACGGAGGACGAGTATCGTAGGACAGTTCCGAGGGATGTGGGCAGCCTCATGATGGGCATCATCCAGTACGCTTTCGGACAACTGGCTCATGTGGAGTCCGAAAAAAATCGAAGTCTCCTCTGAGGGATGATCTCCCTCTGGCTGATGCTCTCATGATGGCGATGGTAGCCTTGTCGGACAGATTCCCATCGCTGAATCCCTATCTGATACGCCAGATGCCGATTCGTGAGTTCTGCATCATGCTGGATGGTGCGAAAAAATCCGCTAAGAGGTCTAAGCGTGCTAAGAAGTACGAGAACTGGAGACCAGCCGGGGATGACTGGTTCTGAAACCCTTTCCCCCATCATTGTATTACAAAGTATTATATACTGAGTCGCTTATGTACTAATCATGACATACGTGTACTACAGGCACAACGACAAGACCGCAAGGATAGTCATCGAGGACGAGACCGATGACTGTTTCGATGACCTCGTCAAGCAGTATCCTCTCTCCTCGGACTTCCTCTACGGAAAGAACATCATCGACATAGACGATGAGGTTCGTGACTGCGACATCGAGATAACCGATGACCTCTCCCTCATAGGATGGCTGGCAGCATGATGGTCTACATGACGAGGGCAGACGGCAAGTGGGCTGGATTCGACTTCGGAGACGTTTCCGAGGTCGAGGATTTCTGGTGCTTCATCGACCAAGCCTCTCCCGAACTCTGGAATGCGCTTCCGGACGATGCCGAGTTCTCCGAGGTCAGACCCTCGGAGTGCGAGACGTTCGTCCGTCTCGATGACCTCGTGGCTTGGGCAGACGAGCCTAACCACGTGCGCTACATCGTCACCATCGAGCGTGAGAGTCAAGAGCCGAGGGAGGTCGAGATGTACGTCTATGACGATGCGATGGACTATGCCGAGGAGGTCTGGGATGAGATCGCAGACGGCAAGGTCTGTGTCGTGAGGCTGCCGGACGGTGAGGTCTTGTGGAGCAGAGGCTTCTGAATCTGCGCACGTGCGAGTAGCATCTGTGGTCTGAACTGATGCCGTGCCTTGAGTCTCTCAGACGGCAAGGTCACGGTGTCGCATTCGACAGAAGCACCGGATGGCTCTACATGACGGACGAGCCGTCCGAGTATCCAGCACCGACACAGTACAAGGAGGGATGGGAATGTGGAAACTGATAATCGAGGAATGGCAGAGCGAGAGAGGGCTTTTCGAGAGCCGTAGGGATGCGCACAATCTTCTAACGGCTCTTGCGAGGTCTCATCCGGAGATTACGATAAGGCTGGTGAGAGCGTGATTGGGATAGTGATTGACCCATACGGACACGTGGAGAGCAAGGACATCGAGGATTCGGTGGACGGCATCCACCAAGCGATTGGCTGCGAGTGCTTCGATGTCGTGCCGATGCTCGTGGACGGTGAGAGATACACGGTGTACTGCGATGACGAGGGCTACTTCAAGACCCATATCGTGCCGACAATCGTCTCGGCAGACGGCAGAGTCAGAATCGTGGGCAAATGCCTCATCGTCAATGCAGAGGAGGGATGCGATCTCGCCAAGTCCGACATCAAGCGCATCCTCAACCGTGTGAGGCTGATCTCTGATGGTGCGAGGTATCATGAAGTGGTGATGTGCGATGCACGAGGTCTGCCACATCAAGAGCGATTCGACCATGCTCATCCTCCGTGATTCCGAGCCTCATCAAGCCGTGGTGGTCATCGAGGATTTCCGCATCCGTCTCAAAGCGGATGAGATTGAGGCTCTGCTCCACGGACTTAAGCACGGATGGGATGCGCACGTGGTCGCAACGGAGGACAACGTCACGATAAGGCTGGACTCGGCTGGCATCACTTTCTATCGGTGGACGTTCCATAAGGTCACAGTGATGCCGGACAACGTCCTCTACGAGCAGATGATAGTCGCTTTGGAGGACTGCCTATGATGAATCCATACGAGGACGATGACGAGGTCGATGCGCTGACGGAAGCCCTCAGAAACGGCAGATTGACGGTGTGGAATCTCAGAATCTGCATGGGTCATGGCGAGCGCACCACCGAGATGCTGGAAGAACTGGAACGTAAGGGAATAGCCACGAGGTCTGTCAACCGTTACGGAATGGATGTCTGGCACATCGATTCGTAAGAATCCTTAAAACCTCTTACACCATCCGTTTTTATAGTATGCCAGAAAAAGATCGTTATATCGGCATCTCGATGGGCTTGAACATCCAAGATTTGAAACTTGGACTGTCCGAAGCCAAGTCCGAGATGGCTCTCGCTGAGTCGGAGTTCAAAAAGAGGACTGCCGGACTCGATGCTTGGGAAGACTCAGTCGAGGGATTGGCGGAAAAACTCGTGGCTCTCGGCTCGAAAATCGAGACCCAGAAAGGTCTTGTCGAAGCGTATGGGAACGAGTGGCAGAGGGTCGTTGACCAGTACGGTGAGGGAAGCAAAAAGGCTAACGAAGCCTTGACCAAGTACAACAATGCGCAAACGACTCTCGAAAAGATGCAGAAAGAGTACGAGACCTTTGCCGATACTCTCTCCGACATCGCAGAGAACGGAGACCTCGCATCCAAAGGAGCAGACTCTCTCCAAGGCTCTATCGAGAGGTTGAACAAGCACATCTCCGACCAGAAAGACACTATCGCCAGAACCGAGCAGCAACTCGAAAGTGTCAAGGGCGAGTATGGGGAGGACTCGCAAGAAGCGGAGAAACTGACCAAGAAACTGGAAACCCAGAAAGATCAACTCGAAACCTTGGAGAGCGCACTTGAGGTCTACCAAGGAGCGTTGGACGATTCCGAAACCGAGGCTCGTGAGACCGGAAACGAGTTCGATTCTCTCACCGGCTCGATAAAGGATGCCGATGCAGCAGCCGACGGTGCGAACACCGGTGGATTTGCGAACCTAAAATCGGGTCTTGAGGGATTCAGAGATAAGGTTCTGTCCAAGATGACGGATGTGGTCAAAGACCTTGCGACCTCTACTTTCAACTTGGGCATTGACTTCACCGGCACGATGTCCAACATCCAAGCGACATCCGGTGCGACTGCCGAGGAGATGGAGGTTCTTGAACAGGCAGCGAGGGATGCCGGTGCTACGACCACGTTCAGCGCAACGGAGGCTGCTCAAGCGATAGGTTTCATGAGCCTTGCCGGATGGGATGCCGAGCAATCGACCACTGCTCTCGGTGGTGTCCTCGACCTCGCAGCCGCATCGGGGATGGACTTGGCGAAAGCATCCGATATGGTCACGGACTATATGTCTGCGTTCGGATTGGAGGCAGATCAATCCGGGAAGTTCGCTGACACGCTTGCCTATGCCCAGAGCCATGCCAACACGACTGCGGAACAACTCGGAGAAGCCTACAAGAACTCCGCTGCGACACTTCATGCGAATGGGCAGTCTGTGGAGACCGTCACGGCTCTGCTCTCTGCGATGGCTAATCAAGGTATAAAAGGGTCTGAAGCCGGTACAGCCTTGTCAGCCGTCATGCGTGACATCACGCAGAAGATGGAGGACGGAAGCATCGCCATCGGGGATGCCAACGTCTCTGTGGTGGATGCCGATGGGAACTTCCGTTCTCTGACCGATATCCTCGCAGATGTCGAGAAAGAGACCCAAGGCATGACGGATGCGCAGAGAGCCACTGCTTTACAGACCACGTTCACGTCTGACTCGATGAAAGCCTTGAACATGATTCTCGGACAGGGTACTGGCTCGATAAAGGCTTTCGAGGGAGAACTCGCCAACTCGGACGGCACTGCCAAGCAGATGGCTGAGACGATGAACGACAACCTTGGCGGAGACATAAAGAAGTTGCAGTCAGCGTTCGAGGAACTCCAACTCAAACTTTTCGATTTGCTTGAAGGGCCTCTAAGGGGTATCGTGGGCTTCATCACCGATAATCTTCCGCTGGTCATCACGCTTGTTGCCGGTGTCGGTGCTGCTTTCGCAGCATGGAAAGTGGCATCCGTCCTCGGTGAGATGTCATCTGCGATAAAGAACATCATCCCCATCCTAACGACCCTAACGTCCACTACGGCTCTAAGCACTGCCGGGGAGATCGCACACACCGCTGCGACCACAGCCATGACCGCTGCGCAAGGTCTCGCCACGGCAGCGACAACTGCCCTAAGCGGTGCGATGGCTTTCCTCGCTGCGAATCCCATCGTCCTCGTGGTGGCTGCCATCGCTGGTCTAATCGCAGCACTTGTATGGCTCTGGGATAACTGCGAAGAGTTCAGACAGGCGGTCGAAGCCATATGGGATGCTATCGTGGGCTTCTTCACGTGGGCTTACGATGAGATCGTCAAGGTCTGGAACGGCATCGTGGACTTCTTCGGTGGAGTCTGGGAGGGCATCCAAGGAGCGTTCGATGGTGTCGGGGATTTCTTCTCGGATGTCGGGGAGACCGCTGCGAGTTTCTTCGAAGACCCTTGGGGAACGACCCAGAAGTTCTTCCAAGACACCGTAAGCACCGTCAAGAACTGCTTTGTCGGAGTAGCCGAGTTCTTCGGCATCAACGGAGAGGATGCTGCAAAGGCGTTCGAAAAGGCTTGGGAGACTGTCAAAGGCTTCTTCGACTCCATCGTCAAGGGCATCGAGACCGTTTTCAACGGCATCGTCAGTTTCTTCAGCGACCTCGGAGCGAATGCGGTCAAGTTCTTCGAAGACCCTTGGGGAAGCATAACGTCTTTCTTCGGAGGCATCTGGTCGAGCATCCAAGGTGCGTTCAGCGGAGTCGGTGATTTCTTCGGCAACGTCTTCGGTGGTGCGGTCAAAGGCATCCAAGATGCTTTCAACGGCATCAAGTCTTTCTTCGAGGGCATATTCAACTCCATCGTGGGCATCTTCCAGCCGATTCTGTCGTTCTTCGGCATCAACATCGGCACGAAGAACGACCCCAAGGCTCAACTGAAGAACCAGATTGCCGATGCCAAGAAACAGGTCGAGAGCCTCACGACCAAGCAGTCGCTTGATGCGAGTGATTGGAGCAACGCATCTCGTACCTACGGCTACGGCTCATGGCAAGAGACCAACGCACGCAATGTGTACAGCAAGACCTCAAGCGATCTCACCAACGCCAAGACCAACCTCGCCAAACTGGAGAAGCAACTCAGCGACATGGAGGGTCAGTCATCCGGTGGCATGGGAAGCGCAGCGCAAGACCTCGGCAAGTCCATCTTCGATGGCTTGAGCAAGGGTCTCAGCGGAATCGGAGACCTCATCACCAAGCCTTTCACGGATGCATGGAACTCGATAACCGGCATCTTCTCCGGTGTCGGGGATTGGTTCAACAAGAACGTCATGAAGCCTGTGGGAGATGCGGTCAAGGGCATCACCGACACTGTCGGAGACATCACCGGAGGAATCACAGAGGGAATAAGCAAAGGAGCGAGCGATGTCGTAGGAGGAGTCCAGAAGTTCGGTGAGGACGTTTACAACGGATTCTGCAGTTTCTTCGGTATCCGCAGTCCGTCCAGACTCATGCGTGACAAGGTGGGGAAGATGCTGGCTCTCGGTGTCGGACAGGGTATCGACATCGGCACGAGCGATGTCATCGATTCCATCCGTAATCTCAGCACGGATGCTTCCGATGCTCTCAGCATCAGCGGTGGCACAGGGCTTGGAAACACCACCGTGGTCTACAATCAAACTATAAACTCGCCAGAGCCTTTGACGGCTGGACAGATTTACAGAGACACGAGGTCTCTCATCGGTAGGAGGACTTGGGCATGATTGGAATAACATTCAGAGACAACGAGGTTGACGAGAAACTGGTGAGGCTGATTGGCACGGAGGGTCTCGATGCCGGCTGCGTAGAGACATCCGTGACTCCCTATGCCGGAATAGACGGTGGTGCGGTCAGCGGAATCCGTCTCGGCACGAGGACAATCAGATTCGTCTATGCGGTCATAGGAGAGCCGGAGACCGCCAGAGCGATGGTCTACGAGGTCTTCGAGCCGAAGCGTGCCGGTACTCTAAGGCTCGCTACGAGCGACAAGACCGTCACTATCAGAGCCTATGTGGGCAATGTCGAATGCGACTTCTGGTCTCAAAAGGAGGAGATCACCGTCACGCTGACCTGTCCAGACCCTTGGTTCTACAATGTCGAGGAGCAGACGTACCAGCCGGAGACCAACCAGTGGACGATAACCCAGAACCGTGGCTCGTCCGTGGGCTTCGTGGCACAGGTCAAGAGAAGCGGTTACGTCCGTTACGGTGGCGAGACCCAAAGGCTGGCATGGGATTGCTCGCAGATTCTCCCGACCACCGCAGTGCTGACCCTCGACATGAGGGAGGGTCATCGTGACCTCTACATCGAGGAGAACGGAGTCAGAACCTCCTATCTCCAGTACGTCACCGAGTGGTACTGGCAGACCTGTCCTCATCTGCCGGAGGGTAGGAACGGAATCGTGAGGTCTACTGCCGTGGCTGGAACTCTTACCGTACGTGAGAGGTGGGCTGGACTATGATGCTCTCGCACTACCGTCTTCATGAGGAGGGATACCACTTTGTTCTGCTCGACATCATCGAGGATGCCATCTCGGTGGTCTGGACTCAGAGATGGCAAGACTATGGGGAGGCGGAAATCAGAATCCCTCTGGGATACGACATCCGCATCAACGACCTCATGCACATCATGGAGAGACGGATGTCCGTCCTCGTGGTCTCCGTGACGGAGACGGACAAGGAGATGACTCTGCTATGCACGGACGTTCTGTCGATGCTGGACAGGAGGATCATCTATCCCTCGGTGTCGCATGACGGATATCTCGCAACGTTCTTTCGCAAGATACTCAACCGCTATGCGAGAGAATTCAACGAGGACGAGGATGCGCTGCCTTACGAACTTGGCAACATCGATGCCATCACGCAGTCAGCCACCATCCAGAGGTCTTTCAAACCTGTGGGCAAATGTCTCGTGGACATCTCCAAGATATACGGCTTCTCCCTTGAGACGGAACTGAGCATCAGCGGCTACCTCAAAATCAACGCACGTGTGCCGTCAGCGACCCACACATGGGGAGTGGGGAGGAATGTCGCATCCTACACGCTGAACTCCGACATACAGGAGAGCCGTAATTGGGCTTACGTGGCTGCACAGGAGGGAGAGAACGGACTGAGGACGGTCGTACAGGTCGGAGACGATACCGCCACATGGCTCGACAGGATGGAGATGTACGTGGACAGGAGAGACATCCCTGTCTATAACATCCCTTACGACTCTATGGTCGAGCAGTACGGAAGCATCACCGACAGCGTATCGATGACCTTATACACTGTAACCCAAGGCACATCCGCACCATACACGATTGTGGATGTGAGCCTTGCTGGTAACGTGTATTTCGGAGATGTGCTATCCAACATCCGTGTGGAGTCTCTCACCAAGGATTGGGGTGGCGCAGCCCTCGACCAGATGATCCCTCTGATGGACACATCCGTCAAGAGGAGACCCTACTATGCGACATGGGATGCCACGAACCAGAACTGGAGCGTGACCATCCTCGGCACGACTTTCACCATCCCGATGACTGCCGTCACCAACGGACTTTGCAAGCCAACATATGCTTTCATTCACACGATGCTGACGAGCATCGGAGAGGATGCTCTGGCTGAGCAGCAGCCTGTCGATGTTGCTGAAGCCGTGCTTGAGGGTCTGACTCCTTATGTGGACTACGATGTCGGGGATGCCGTCAAGATATTCACATCGTCCGGAACAAGCCACGATGGAAGAATCGTGGAGATCGTGGAGTCGTGGGATGACTCCGGCTATCGTGCGACACCATCGTTTGTGATGGACTAAGCGAGCAGATGCTCGACTATCGATTTGAAGTCCTCGAAATCCTTTGGATACAGGACGGTGGCGATTCCGCCACTCTCCTGTATCATCTCTATGTTTCTGACCTGTAACGGAGAGGGTCTGCCGGACTCGGATTTGACCTCGATGGCAACAAAACATCCCTTTACACAGGCGAGGATGTCGGGGATGCCTCTCTTGGTGTATGCATTGGCGAAATACTTGACGTACCAGATGCCTTTAGATGCGAGATAGGACTTTATCTTGGTCTCGAACTGCTTTTCTTGATGACCCATACTCCAGTCTAAAGAGTTCGTCCGTATAGTCCTTTCTGAGAGCCAATGCCGAATATATCGAACTCTCCAGCGGTGTCGTGACGAGTTGATAGTACACGCAAGGTCTCGTCTGCCCAATCCTGTGAGTCCGTGCCTTGGCTTGCTCGTACAATTCCGATGACTCCGGTGGAGACATGAACACCGCCAGCCTCGATTTCTGCAGATTCAATCCCATCGCACCGCTTTGATACTGGACGAGCGTGACGCTGTTGTCGTGAGCCGTGTAGTTGGACAGGTCATGGCTCTGACCGTTCATGATGGCGATAGGACGGTCATGCACCACGGACAGAGCCTCGTACAGTTCCCTCTGGAAGTTGTAGAATACGATGACCCTCTCCTCCGTGCTGTCGAGGATGTCAGCCAGCATCGACCCTTTGCCCACGGTGGATATCTCACGGAGATAGAGCCGTTCCGTCAGCGCAGTGTCTCCCAAGACCTCCTTGCCGTCCAACATGGCGATGCCTGTCTTGAGCATCTTGCGATACTCCGGACTCGGTGTGCCGTGGACAGGGATGAACGTCTGGCTCGGCATCTGGCTCATGACATCCTCGGCTCTGAGGAATCTCGCACCATGCTCGTGCATATGCTCCTTGAGGTCATCGACATTGCGATAGCCGGTGACAATCTTCAGAGGGAAGCCCATCTGGTCGTAGACACGATACTGGATGTACCTATCCCAAAAGTCAGCCTTGGAGATAGACCATCCGAGCAGCCTCATCTGAGTCCAGAGCCTCTCGTATTTCCCACCGGTGGGAGTTCCCGACAGGAGGATGACCTGTGCCGGACTCATGCTCAGTACGACCTTGGTGCGCTTGGCAGACTCGTTCTGCACCAGAGAGGACTCGTCCAAGAGCAGACAGTGACCTCTCATCCGTCTCAATATGGGTCTTCTCGACAGGAGATCGTAGTTGACGATAGCCACACCACCGGACTCGACCCATGCGGAGAGATCGTCCTCGGTGAGCGTTATGCGTGCATCGATGCTCGGATAGTACGTCTCGAAGTGGTCGAGCCAGTCGTGTAATTTGGACTTCTGGCACACCACGAGGCTGTGGCGATTGTCATGGCGCACGAGGAGTTCCGCACCGATAAAGGTCTTGCCGAGACCCATCGAGTAGTAGAGAGCCACACGGCTGAGACCTGTGAGGCTGCTCAGAGCCTCCTCTTGGAAAGGGAGGAACTTAGGCACGCTTTCTCCTCCATTCGACATTGTGCGCAACCCTCCCGGACACCGAGCGTTTTTCCACGATGCCGAACTTCAGACTGCTGTTGAGGACACGGTACGCAGCCGTTTTCGTGGCATCGTTCCAAGGGAGGTCGCACGAGTCGGTGATCTCCCTCACCGACTGCCAATCATCGGTGATGTGGTCGAGTATCATCTCGTTCCTCTGGCTCATGATTAGTCGTATAATGTATTACTATATAATATGTTCTCGTAGATAGCGAGATCATCCTGTCTCCGTGCCTCGTTGTTGGGGTATCTCAGATGCAGAAAATCATCGAAACTGTGGTATTTCCACATATACGGCTGGTTGCACCAACTCGTGAAGTCCTTGACGAACTTGCATTGTACATCCGGTGCAGTCCAGCAAGCGGAGTCACGCATGATGTAGGGAAGAAACCCATGCTCACGGCAGAACTCCTCACGCTGGACGAGACCGTCCAGAGCCATCTTGGGATGGTAGTAGATGTAGAGTTGGATGGAGTTCTTCGCTGGAAAGTAGGTCTTGAAAAGCGACAGCCTCTCCTCCCACATGGGGATGTATGAGACATCGTCCAGTGCGAAGATGTACGGCTTGCTATGGCGGATGCGCTTGAGCAGAGCCAGATTCTCGTCCGTGGCGAGACGGAAGTCCAAGCCTTGGTTGAGGTCGCTTACGATACGATGGTCGGCAAG